AAACGCCTCCCATCCCTTCAATCGCGCTGGGTTGGTTAGCACGGATTGGATAAAGGCGCGTGCCTTGTCATCACCTAGCGCGTCTTGTGCGCGTTCATAGAGCAGCTTGTCGACGGTGTGCGAGGCCATCGGCGAGGCGTTAAAGCCTTTGTCCGCTTGCATGGTGCGCGGATTGCCTTTTTCCGGCGTTACCCCCCATTCTTCTAAGCCATCCTCGCTTAAGGCGATAAACCGGCAGCGGCAGTTGTAGCCATTGGGCGGGATGATGCTTGCCCATACGGGGTCATCGTGGCGAAAGGCTTTCATGTGAAGCGCGGCGTGTTTTTCGCGCGTGTAAGCGTCCATTTCCGCCAGATAGAGCCAGTACGGGTGCGTTTCGGTCGCCTCAATGGCTGCCGCGTGGCGACCGGCCATAAAGGCGGCTTGCATGTTGGTTTGGTAGACGGTTTTTAAGTGCCATTGTCGCAGCGGCTGGCCGGAATAGTCCTGTTTAAACTGCTGCCAAGATTTGCCTTGCGCGACCGATGCCGCCATGTCCTTTTTAATCTGCGCCAGCGCCGATAATTGCGCGACTTTCACCACGGTAAAGGCGCGGGCATGCGCGGCATTTTGCATGTCTTGGTAGCGCTGCGTTAATTGCAGCCCTTTTTGGCGGATAAACCATTCGGGAAAGGCCATTGCTTAGCCTACTTTCTCAAAGGACAGGCGACCGGCGATTTCTGAATTAACCATCAGCCTTTGCAGTTCATCGATTAAATCTTCTGGCGCGTGGTCCGGCATTTCACGCGCCAATAAATCCAGCGCCTCATCTTCGCTGCCTGCCTGTTGCAGCGCAGCCAAAAGCGGCGCGTTAATGGCGCTGGCGTTTGGATTATTCGGCACGGCGCTATCGATAATGGATTGCCAGCGCTCGCCCTTGCTTAGGGCGCTTGTCTGCTGATTGGCGAGTTGACGGGTGAGCGCTTCGGGCAAACGTTGCTGCTGCAAAACCGCCTCGCCTTCTTCAGGGACGGGAATGCCTAATTGCTGATAAACCCAGCTTTCAGGGATTTTAACGCCTGCACCCACCAAAGAGGGCAGCGCTTGTGCAAAGGTGCTGATGTCGGCGTTTTCATTTAAATCAAATACAAAGCGCGGTGCGCGGATATTGGCAAAGTTAATCGCACAAAACGGCGCGATTAAATCGCGGGTTAAGGTGGCGGCGAGTTGCTGCGCGTCGGCCTCCATTAAATCGCGTCTTACTTCGTTGTGCACTTGACCCAAGGCATGCGCACCGCCGCCGCTTTCACTGGTATTGCTGGTTAATGTACCGCCTAAAATCGCTTTGCTTATCGCTTCATCACAAGCACGCTGCATGGTCTGGAAGTTATCGGCGTTACCTTTGGCCGCTTCGATAAATTCCACTATCATACTTTCAGGAACAATACCGGCGGCGCTGTGCCCCATGCTTTTAACGAGTTCCAGCAGCTTTTTTTGCTGCCTGTCATCAGAGCCAGCGGGGAACTTGCCAAGCCTGAGCGGCAGTCCGTAAATCTCTAAAAATTCGTTTAAATGATGCAGCGCGTAATGCTTCATCAGATAAGGCATGGCGAGTACGCGAAATAATCCGGCGCGGGCGATATAGCCGCTTCTGGCGCGTGGTTTGTGGATTATCCAGCCGAGCGGTTGCAGTTCGAGCGGCTCGCTTTTATCGCTGCGCAGCATGAGCCTGTTCGCGTCTTTCGGGTCAAGGGTAAACCAAGTTTGCGGTCGGTGGATAAAGCGGGCGGGCAGCCATAGCCCGTCTGCCAACTGCCACGCGATTTCACAAGCACTAAAGCCATGCCCGATACCGTCCAGCAGGTCAAACATTAAATCGCGGGCATTATCGGTAATCGCATCGGTTAATACATTGGCCGCGTTTTCTTCTTCGCGGCTGGCATCCTCTGGCGGGACAATTTGCCAATTAAGGCTTAACAGGGCGCGTTTGCGTTTGGAAAGTTCGGCGAATAAATGCGCGTCCCTTTCCTCCATATCCATAAACAATTCATGCTGGCGTTTTAAATCGCCGGTTTCGGCATCTTCCAATAAGCGGATAAGCTGTCTTGGCTTAATGCCGATAGCCGGATGCTCGGCGACTTCATGCGCCACATAGCCCATTTGTGGCACTTGCGAATGTTTCGGCGGGGTGGTTTTTGCGGTCTTGCTGTTCGGTTTAATTACCATGCTTGAAAATCTCCATCATATGGGCTTGTATCGCTGTTATCGTCGTGCAGCGTTTTCCCGTCTCGACCAATCAATAGTGCGCCGTCTAATGAAGCAAAGCCGTTAGCCTGCTGCCAGAGCATATGCAGGCAGTCCGGGCCATCATCGTGTGCGGCCATCGGGAAATGTTTAAGCTGTTGAATAAGGGTTTGCTGATTGGGGTTTAAGCGGATTAAACCGTTCGCCATATGCGGCTGCAAACTTTCAATGCGCAGGCGTTTATCGGCGTTAGGGATAATCGGGCGGGCGGGAATGGGTACGCCTTGTTGCGAGCCGCGTTTCACTAACTCTGTGCGCAGGAACTCTTGAAACTGCACCGCCTCAATCGCCCATGCCGCGCACTTATATTCACGTTGCAGGGCGATAATGTCTTCAATAATGGTATCGGGCAGGCGCTTTTTAATGCTGGCGTGAATAACATCTAATATGCCGGTTTTGCGGTCGAAGCCGCCGATTAAAATAGCCGACGGGTCGCGGCCTTGTCCTTTGCGGCCTAATGACGGGTCGCACGCACCAAAGAAAACCCAATGAGGATTATCACCGGTGTAATACGTGATGCAGCCCGCAAAGGGCGCGTTATCGCCTTGCACGGGGTCGTTTTGCTGCTCGGCATCAAAGGCCGCTTGACCGTCCCTTACGCGCTTAATCATCAGCTTAATCAGCGGCGAGGCATCCGGCCAGCAGACCTCTGCCCCTTTATTCATCGCCTGCTGATGGGTTTGATAAAAGGCGTTGGCTTCAGCTTCGCCTTGGTTTAAAAGAATAGCCCGCCACTGGTCCCACAAGTCCATATTGTCCGGCCAGTTAATCACGGCTCTAAAAATTTTGGACTGCCACAAGGGATGATTTAACAGGCGCGATAAGACGCTATCATAGTGCAGTACCGTACCGATAGCGATAACGTCCATACTGTCGCCTGCTTCACCAAGGCTTAATACGGTTTTATTCAGCCAGCCTTCTAATTTATCGCGCTGCTCGGGATTTCTTACGTTTTCGTCGTTTTCCAAATCATCAATAATGATTAAATCGGGACGGTGCGCACCATGTCTTAGGCCGCGCAAGCGTTTACTGCTACCGGCGGCATGAATTTTAACGTTACCCAAAGTAACAATTTCATCTTCTTTCCATTGGCTGCCCACGCCGGTTAATTGAGGGAAGTCCATTAGCAGGCGGGCATTGGCCTCAAGGTTGGTTTTAATCACGGCCAGCAGGGTTGCCGCTTGTCGGTAAGCGTCGGCGATAATAAGAATATGCTTTTTACGACCGGTTAAAGCGCACCAAAGCACGAATAATTGGCTAACCAGTGTTGATTTGGCATGTCCGCGTGGCGCGGCAATGGCTAAGCGGCAACCTTGTTTTGCTTTAATTTGTTTAGGCAGTTCATCGTATAACCAGTGGTGCATCTGCGCCGGTTTTTTATCGGTATAGTCTGGGAAATACGTTTTACAAAAAAAGGCAAAGTCGTTTTGCGCTTTTTGCGTGCGTTTTTTAATTTGCGCGGGGTCATGGTCAAGCCCCGCTGCTTGCGCCTCTAAACCGGCTCTAAGCTCGGCGGCGATTTGCGCCATCTGTTTTTTAAATTCGGCGGCATTCATTCTTTAAACACGCGCGGCAACTGCGAACCAAAGGCTTCGATGACTTCAATTAAATCAGCGGCCTGCTGCGGGTAATTAAGCTGTGCAAACTGCACAAAGTGTTTAATCGCCTCGCGGGCAATGGCGAGTTTATTGGCCTGCGGCATTATCCGGCGGCTGGCGTGACTGGCTTTATGCAGGCCATCAATCAAACTGGCGAGGCATTGGGTTCTTATCACGGCTTCGGCGGTATTTTCACCGCTGGCAATATCGTCTATGGTGCGTTCGATTTGGCAAATTAACTTAGCCAGCGCTTTATGTGTGGTTTGTTCGAGTTCGTCACCGGCGAGTAACGCGGCGGCCTGTGCTTTATCCCAATCCTCGCCTTGTTTTAAATCGTTTTGTTTCCAGCGGCTAATCGTGGATGGGTCAACGCCAAACATGGAAGCCAGTGCTGAGATAGGCAGGCGGCTTTCGATATAGGCGGTTTTAATCCGCGCTTTAGTATCTTTAGGGAGCGCCATGATTTAGCACTCGGCTTTCATAAAAAAACTTCTGCCGGTAGACTGTGGGTTGCCTAGACACACAAACCTGCCGGAGAAGTTGATGAAATCCATTTTAGCAAAATATATAGAGGTCGTCATGCCTACCGACAACTCAAAAGCCATTGCTTTAATCACGCTCGCTGCTACGTTTATCGTTGCAATGATGCAAGGTTTTATCGAAGCTGTATTTGATATAGGAAAAGCGCAAGCATACTGGATTACAGCCGTCCTTGTTTTGCTGACACTATTGACCGGCACTTTCTTTTGTATCGCCTCCATTCGGCGCGATATTAAGACTATGTTTGATGACAATAAAACCTTGGCGGAAGGCGTTGTGGCGCGAGATAAAACAATCATCGAACAGCAAGGAACGATAGCCGTTAATAACGCAGAAAAAGTGATTTGGGATAACGTAGACCGCAGCTTTGCACAAGCGGTTAGCAAGATGAACGAAGCGCTGGGTAATGCGACAAACCACTTCACCCAAACACTGACCAAGATAAGCGAAGAAAAAGAGGCTTTCTTGGTGCAGGCGACAAAAGAACAACAAGACCTGCTAAGACAGATTGCGCGGCATCGGGAAGAAAAAGAAAAGCTGTATGACGATAATTGCAGACTTGCCAATGAAAACAGAGAGTTTAAAAATAAGTTGCTACTCATGGCGCAGCCCTCTACTTCCTCTTAACAAGCCACATTTCATCGGTCTTTTTCCTGTAAATAGCGCACTAACGCGCGGTGCAATCCGGCGCACTGGCCGTATTGGTCGTAAAGCTGCTTGAGCGTTAATACGAGC